AAGGATCTATATAACCTTCGCATGATGGATTGTCCTGTGGGCTATTACAAGGAAGGTATTGGTATGTGTAATACACTTCAGGTTCTAATACCGTTCCAAATCCTTCTACTTCTATACTACCATCTCCCCAAAAATTAAGTGGGATTGAACCAACAGGAATTGCTCTACTAATTGTATTTCCTGGTACTCCAGACCAATCATCACTTGCTCTAAAAATGTATCCGTCTCCCTGTGCGTTTTCATTCTGCACATGAACCAACATGTCATCTTCTGTAATCTTTTCTGTAGTGTACCTGTAAACCACATTGTTAACTTGCAACCCTGCCGCTTGAGGCAAGACGTTTGACATTACCCAATTCAACCCTGCATTAGCAGCATTGTTTGATGTCGCATAAATTGTATCTGCTTCGCTAGATAAGGAGGAGGAGCAATAGAGTAGCAACGCTACCAGCGCCCATGAGTGTCTTCGTGCCATCGCTTAACCCCTTCTCTTCTTCTTCAGTAGGAACATCTGTTAATGGTTCCAATTCTTTGTTTACCGCCCAAGCAGCCTTTGCTTGATCACCGATCAAACCTTCGAACGGGCAGGGTGTTCCTGCCATCAACATCGCATCAAAAACTCGTTCGTCTTGACACAATGTAGATACAGCAGCAACTTTCATGCCCATATCATATAGTGTCTTAGATAATTTTAGACGCTCACAGTTTGAATCAGTAATTTGAGATCCCATCGAGATGCCCAAAATCTGAGTCTGAACAGCACCCGCCACACCAAAGGTACAGAGGTCACTGTTCGAAGTATTTATCGTAGGAGTGATTGCAGACGCAGGAGGAGATCTTAACGTAGTAGTAGAATTAGAATCTACAGTACTTCTTGTAGTACTGTCCGTTTTAATCGTGTTGTCGTCTATAATTGGCGCTTCTTCGGCAAATGCATAAAGTGACATCGTGCAGAGAAGCAGTAGTAATATGTATCTCATCACATCGCATCCTGTAGTTGGTATACGACTATTTATAACGTTGATCTCTTAAAGATATTTTGTCTTTGTTTATAGATCGGATACGTTAAAAGAAATATTAGAAAATGCGTCAGCGCTATCCCCTGTTGCATTATTGATATCGAACATGTAGACGTCTGCTTCTCTAATAATTTTAGAACCTGCAGAATTTAAATTCTTATACAGATTAATCTTCATTTCGAAATCAAGCGTATAGATTATTGTTCTTCTGTTTTCAACAGCTCCTTCATAGTCATCTAAGAAAGTAACACCGTCAAGTCTAATAGGAACATCTTCTTTGATTGTACTGAAATCATCAAGAGGTATAATAGTAACAGTGTATTGGGGATCAAAGTAAGGCAGTATTTGTTCTACCATTTGTAATGCATCGTCTTGAGTTTTTGCATAACAATTCAATTGTAGGTTAATCAAATATGGTGTCGGGGTATACACTGAAGCCAGTTTAGTCACACTATCGTTGCTTCTGACCATTTTGGTTTTTAATGTTTTGGGTAATTGTCGAGTATTGTCATAAGCAATATTTACAATCTCAAAAGACATACGGGGTAATGATAACGCAACTTGCCTCTCCTGCGCTTCTCCGAGGTTCATTTGATTTATTCTGTCAAGGTAGGTTCTTCTTGGAGCATAAGCAAGGGGAACTCTAAGATCGCTAAGAATATTTCCTGACGAACTTTTACGGACAATGTTAATGTTATTAAACAACGACCCAAAAGTAGCAACCGCAGTTCGCATTCTTTGATGATAGAAATGACTGCCAAACATTATTCAGGATCTCCAAAAGGGTTGTTTTCACTAAAGTCCATAAAGTCTTGCTCTTCAGTGTCGAATGTAGAATTCTGCGCATTGGTCTGAATGCTTTGCAATTGCTCGACCAAAGTAGGTGTTGCTGCTTTGGTCGAGATGCTACCAATGATTTGTTTAGTAGTTGTAAATGAATGCACTGCACTATCAGTATTTCCCACATTAGCGAGATATAACTTAAGATTAGGACGATCCCAATCAACCACTTCACCTGTCACAGAGTAACCATCTGAGTCAAACGTTTGTGTGACTATTTCGTTCCTTTGCCAACTTGTTAAATTACTTCCTGCCGAATCTATACCTGCAGAGTCTAACGTAAGGACAGTCTGATAAGCAAAGGCGGATTCTACATCATCAATTTCTGCGATGTTTGTATCAAAGTCTTCGCCGCTATACTCAAACAGCTCGCAGAACATACGGAATGTAGGAAGATTCTTGAGCTGATAGAAAGGTGACTCGTCTTCTACTCGCATAATTTGGAATATTGAGTTAGAGAGTGGTAGATGAATTAAATCACCTTCTCTTGGACGATAGAATGGTTTTATATCAGGCACCGCCTCAAAGGGAGCAATCTCTGCATTCCATCTTCTACGCGCCACAATAAAAGTAGCCTGGTCTCGAATCTCTATCCCAAACTTAGTGAATATATCTCCTTCTCCATCAAAGCCATCGACGTTCTCGATATACATTTCGATCTGATATGCTTTAGAGAATGAAGAAGGAACATCGTCGACGAGAATAGTGTCGACGTTTACCAATTCTCTTGGCATATAGTTTACGTCCTGGCCATACATTTTTAAAGACTCAACAATCAAGTCTTCATATAATGTTTGTTCAGGTCTTGTTCCCTGAGAAAAATAAGGATTTGTAGCCATTATTAACCTACAAAGAAGTCAGGTGGAAATTCTTGTTCCGACCGCATCTTCTCTTCTAATCGAATTATTTCTTCTGTCGCTTCTTGATACATTTGCGTTCCGTTGACTGTTACGCCTCCAGGAAGCTGCATGTTATCAAACTTAGACATATTCGCACCCCACTGTTGTTTGATCAGCTGCGTCGTAAAGTCTTTCATAAACATATCATTATAGACAGAAGTGTAAGTCTCTGGATCAACGATCGAATAGATTTCTGCGACAACATAATCGCCAATCTTAAGATCCCCGTCATTAAAATCGCCAAAGATATACAATTTGTCTTGATGTCTCGACCATTGTACAAGGGGCATGCCATGCAACTGTTGATCAACCATTGATAAGTATTGTTGCATTTGATAGAAGTAAGACATATCTCCGGCAAAAGTGATGAAGTCTGCCATTGAGTTCAACATCATTTGATATCGAATGTCGAACATACCTGACGAACCAAATGTACTAGTTACAGGAAATACTCGGGTAACAAAGACCACATCTGAAGGAATAGGAATGTATTTGTTATCGATATCGGTCTGTGTTACCTGATGTTTAAGGTAAGCCCTCAGCGTTGCGTCTGAATGAAATTCTTGATATTTTTGCAGAGAGTCATCGACCTTGTCTTCGATTTGATCTACGTCGACGTTTATCTCGATGACAGGATCTCCTAGTCTTCGAAGACAATAATCAATTAATCCCTGTCTGGTTGAGATTACAGCCATTACATTAAATCCTTAGTTAACAGGTTTATTTATAACGTTACGAGCTTTGAGATCCCGAGCCAGAGCCAAATAAGATTGGTGCGCTCATACTTGAAACCCCGCGCCGCCGTGTTTAGCTGTAGAAAGAGTTCCAACTTCCGTCCAGCTAACAAAAGGATTAGAAAATGGAAAACGTTTTATTTCATCAGTGAGTGCAGCTCCAAAATAACCGCCGCCCCCAGCTTGAAATCCAAACGTTGTTGAAGATACACCAGTAGGTTGTACATATTGATTAACGGGATTACCAATGGGTGGACCAACAGAGGTAGCAGCAACAGGAGAACCAGCAGCAAAGGGCCAAGATTGAACGGGTGCGCCCCTAATAGCAATAAAGCCATGAGTTTCTGACGAATTTCCCTCGCCAGAAGCATAAGACGTGTTGGCATAAAAACCGCCCTGACCATGGTCATAATCTAATACAGTATCACTGGCAAACGCCCACCTTCGTATGGATTGAGTAATATAAGAACCAGGAGCTCCTAATACATATCCATATCCGTTTTCATTATCAGTACATCCGCCCCTGCCTTCCGCAGTTCCACTTGGTCCAGCGCCACCAAACTTCGGAAATGGAGGACTAATAACTGTTACTACAGCCGTGGCAAATGGAAATCTCCTAATAGCGTCATCAGCGTGGTAACCAGCCCCACCTTTTAAATCGCTAGCAACAGCATGACCCGCATTGAACGCACCGCCAGCGGGGTGAAAATTCGGGCTAGTTCCAGCAACAGACATAGTTTCAGAAGAAAAGGGAAACTGTAAAATTAAATTCGCTGCTGGGCTGACTGGCTCGCCCGTCCAACCTGTCGAATACCCCTTATCGCCTGAAGTCCAACCTTGGTTCTTGGAGGTTTGATTTTCAGGAGATTGGTCTCCAATATTTGTCGAAGTCGTAAAATTAGCAAATGGGAATTTTTCTATACTATTATCAAGTACGGCATTCGGCGGTCCCGCGAATCCTCCCGACACGTATCCATAGTCCACCCCTTGAAATTTAAAATATGTTGCGGGTGGAGTCGGTGGAATCACATATCGCTCGACACTTCCCACTTGTCTAAATCCTAAAGAAGTATTCCTGCTATTCATTCCTTCTGTTTTAGGGTTTATGTAATTCTTTTGTGCTCTAGGTGATCCGAATAGTATTGGTGTGCTCATGAAGCCCAACCTCCAAGCCCTGACGATATTGATGACGATAATTGGCCTACATCTGTAAACACATTGCTTGGCGACGCAAAGGGAAATCTTGTGATTACATCAGATCCGATTGAGTTGGTGTATGCACCTGAACTTAAATAACCATGTTCTTGACTGTTCGTTGCCGAATAGCCATATCTTTCTTGTGTCCCGCCTATTGCATTTCCTAAATCTTCTGCGACGATTACACCGGAATTAAATGGAAAACTCACAGAGGATGGTGTTCCATCACCTCGCGTCCATCTATACCCCCTTTCACTAGAACTGTGTCCCTGCAAAATATTTCTGGACCTGATTTGGCTTGGGGCGGCTGGAGAGTAAACGATCGTTGCTGGTCCAAGAGTATAAGGAGTGCCAGAAGTAAAAGCAAAGCCTTGCATGTTGCCATCGGCAAATGTGGCATAACCATAATTTTGAATATTATCAGTTATGCCACCTTCTCTTTTCGTACTCGGCGTGGATGGATCAATAAATTTAGGAGGCGCATTAGAAACCGATACTTGAGAAGTCGTTTCAGAAACATAGGCATATCTTTTAAAGGCAGTACCGGCAGCTGTCGTTCCATAAATCCCATAGCTATTATTTGTATCTGAGAAAGTAGCATCACTGAGACTGCCCGATGAGCTTACCCCTACACCTACGGTGACGGCAGTATCATTCGCGAAAGGAACCTTGTGAATTAACCCAAGACTAGGGAAACCGATTCCTGCGTTTCCTACTCGATCGACCGCGCCTTTAGATTGTTCTTTCGAAAAAGTTTCAGGTAATGATGAAACAACTACTGCAGTTCCCAAAGAAGCAAATGGCATTTTATCTACTGTGTAAGGATAATTCGGAGCATAGCCCCCTCTGAACCCTCCAAATCCATATGACGCTATAGTTCCTTGGTGCACGGTTTGTGGAAACGGGGTTGGAGGTGGGGGAATCACATATCGCTCGACACTTCCCACTTGTCTAAATCCTAAAGAAGTATTCCTGCTATTCATTCCTTCTGTTTTAGGGTTTATGTAATTCTTTTGTGCCCTTGGTGAACCATATAAGATTGGTGCGCTCATGATTGTGTTCTTTGTAAAAAGATCATTCGTGAAACCCCGCTGAACTTACTTTTGGAAAGGATCCTAACGTTCCTACTACCGTAGCGTTTGTATCGCTCGTCATACTAAATTTCTGTATTCGCTCTTCATAGAAATTATTAGTCCAATAACCTCCAGCCGTATATCCGAAAGAAGTGCTTGATGCAGAAGCTCCGACTACCCCATTATCTAAAAGAGTTTGGGTTGTCGCTGCTGTTGAAGTATCATTTGCAAATACTACTTTTATGATTGCATCAGAGGTTTGGATGGGGCCAGGCGACCCGCCCCCAGATTTAAAATATGCAACAGGACTACAAGAGGTGAAATTTTTGCCCACATTATTAGCTACTGGCCCAAAGATATCCCCGTTAATTTCTGAGCCGTTTCCACTCGCAAAGGGCCACTTTTGTTGTGCTTCTTTAGTGTTTGCAAAAGGTGGGCCTGACTTTGGGTAATAGGTTGAGCCGGATACTGTATAGGCTGCAACATTAGTGTTGCTAAACCCTACGCAATCGGCGGTATAAGCACTAAGATTTCCTGTTTGCACAGAAGGACCATCAGAAGCAAATGGGAATCTTTGTATGTTATCGGTCAGATAAACAAACGAAGCTGGGTATGGCCCCAAGTCTGGAATTGGCTGCTGTGGCCCCCAAGTCCCCCCAGACAAATATCCTGCAACATTCGCTTCTGCGTGACCCGCATATACCCGTTGCGGCACTGCGATTTCTCCTACATTTGCATTTGATGCAATAGAAGCGAAAGGCACTTTCACAATATCATTAGCAAAGCCTCCCGGAGTGTTATCGCCTGTTTGCAAATCGTATCCAGCTGTGTAAGAAGATACTCCTTCTCTGGCCCAAAAGTTTAATGGATTTAAAAAGTTTAAGGATCCAACAGTTGTTGCATTGCCGTCAGAAACAAAAGACCATCGCTCGATCGTATTAGCTGAATTTGGATTGCCATTTCCTGAGATGTATCCGTAATTTTCTCCGCCCCAACGAATGTCGACAGGGTTTGTTGGAGGTGGCGGCGGAATCACATATCGCTGGACAGATGAATTTTGATTATATTGATTATATCCAAGGTCTGTATATCTGGGAGCAATATTTTCTGTCTTTTGTGCTCTAGGTGATCCGAATAGTATTGGTGTGC